CTTTAGGTCAAACTGATTATGTATATGAAGCAAATAAGCAACTGTGGGAGACTGGAGTAGAATCAAATAAAGAAATTGCAAGAAAACGCAAACGTACTTTGAACTATTATTCAAATATTCTTGTGATCAATGATCCTGAGCACAGTGAAAACAACGGAAAAGTATTTCTTTTCAAATATGGCAAAAGTATTATGGACCATATTGCAAAGGCTATGAACCCAGTTGTTGCGGATGATTTTGATGATGAGAAACCAGAAGCATTTGATCCATTTAACCCATATTTTGGAGCAGATTTTGCATTGCGTATTGCAAGAATCAAAGGCTGGCCTAGTTATGAAAATTCATCATTCAAAAAGCCAAAACCGATGTTAAAGGGTGATGATGAAGCAATTGAAAAGGCTTTTGCTGCAACTTATTCATTACAAGAACTTTTAGACCCATCTCATTTCAAGTCTTATGATGAACTAAAGAAAAGATTTTTGGAAGTTACTTCTTCAGCATCTATTGGAAATGCTGCTGAAACTGATATTGTAACATTCATGGATTCCGATGAAGATGTTCCAGTCTTTAGTGCTCCAGAAATAAAAAAGAAACCAGTCGTTCAGTCTTTAGTTGAAGATGATGATGAAGATTTAAGTTTCTTTGAAAAACTGAGTAAGGAGGAATAATTTTTTATATAAATACTATTAAGGATGATGTTACATAGGAAGTATCATGGAAGAAGTTTAGGAAAGAACTAAGTTATGGATGCTTTATAGGAAATAGTGGGAGATTAGAATAAACTTTTAATCTCCCTTCTTTTTATTTAAAATTTTATAATAATTTATCTTTTTTAATGAGTGACCAGTAAAGATATCTTATTATAATACTTATAACTAACTTTGGAGTATTATTATGTATAAAATAAATAAATTAACAGAAAAGCGATTTTTTACATGTTACACTGTGGTTGATAGTGCTATATCTATGATGATGACAAAAGAAGGTGAAACATCATCAATGAAACAATTTTTGGGAAAAGATTTATATATTAAAGAATATAGAACTATTATATTACAATTACCAAGACAATGTGGCAAAAGTACATACATAGCAGAACATGCTTCTATAGATGATTTGGTAATATATAATAATCGGTTGATGATGAAAAATTCACCAAACACTTTGGCAACAAGAGTTGCATATAACAGTATAACTAGTTTTGCTGATGATATATTTCAAAAATCATATGAAACTATATGGTGTGATGAGTTATCATTAACAACACTTAGTGGTAGAGGATTTAATGAACTTATTAAATATCTAACAAAAACTGGCAATGAAATGATTGTAGGATTAACGACATTATTTTAAAATAATTGGCGAATTCTTTGGGAGTAAAATACCAAAGGTCTTCGCCATTTTTTATGCAGGGTGGAATTGGAGAAAATATGATATACCAACCATATACTTATTTAATAAGATTTATAATTACTGGACAACTTTATTATGGGTCTAAGACTGCTATTGACTGTCACCCAGATGACTTTTGGGTGAAATATTTCACAACATCGGAAATAGTTAAAGCATTAATAACGGAACATGGAAAAGATTCATTTGAAGTTTTATATACTAAAAATCATGCAACTAAAGAGGCTGCGCTAAAATGGGAAGAGTTATATTTAATCAGTGTTGACGCAGCCAGAAATCCAAATTATTTAAATCGTCAAAATGGTGGAAAGAATTTTGTATGTAATGGTCACACGGAAGAAACGAAAGCTCTTATGTGTATAACCAGGGCTGGAGAAAATAATCCAAATTTTGGTAGAGAATTTAGTGAAGAACATAAACAGAAACTTAGAGACGCATTTAGTGGTGAAAATAATCCAAATTGGGGCAAATTTGGTGAAGATTGTTTGCATTATGGATTTAGACATTCTGAAGAATCTAAATTAAAAATGAGCGAAAGCCGAACCGGAACTAGAATGGGCGAAGATAATCCAATGTGGGGTAAAATTGTATCAGAAGAAACACGTAGAAAAATAAGCGAAGCTATTAGTGGTGAAAATAATGGCATGTTTAATAAAACCCACACAAACGAAGCTAAACAAAAAATAAGCGAAGCTAATAGTGGTAAAACACGCACTAGAGAATATTGCGAAGAATTAAGTGAACGTCAAAAAAAGAAATATATAATTACCTTTCCAGATGGACATGAAGAAGTAATAATTGGATTAGTTGGATTTTGTAAGTTATATAACTTAGATAATAGTCCCATGACAAAAGTTGCTAAATCAAAACAATCTAATCATAAAAATTATAAATGTAGATATTGGTGAGTTGTGCAACTCACCTTATTATTACATCAAAATTCATTATTGATGTCTGCTCGCATTTGCTGCAAAATTTCCATCACCTCCAATCTTATATTAATTATGGCTGGGCAACCATTATTTAAAAGACTTCTATCATAAGATGTATTAATCTTAGTAATACAACATCTGGCAATCTTAGGAAGATATTGGTTTTCCCCTCCCCTGAACATATATTTTACGTCAATTTCGAACGGGTACGTCATATAAAACCCGTTAGGATTTAAGCCAGGAGTCGCAGCCATTCTAAACTCTTTAACTATATTATGTAATAACTCGGCTTCACTTTTCGATGATGGTGCGAACGAGTATGTGAACGCAAAACACCTCAAATCTACACTCTTAAATAATAATTCCAATTTGGGATTGTATACGCTCCTCGTTGCGCTTTCAATGGTTCCATTTATATCTCCAACATCTCTTCCTAAAGTTCCTTGTAATACTGTTCCAGCAGCTCCTAGAGCATATCTAGCAGCACTTCCTGAAGCATTTTTTATAAATTGTGAAATGCCTCCTCCACTGTACAAATTATTCACAAGGTTTCCGGCAAGCCCTAAGTTTGATGTTTGATAATTAAGCGAATAATCGCTTTTTGTATCCATATCTGGAATAGGAAGACAAATTATTGTGCGTGTTCTTGGCACATAACTGTTGAAATTCATTGAATCACCTAACTTCCCAAGGACTTCGTTAATTGTTTTCGGGATGGCTTGTGAAGCATTATGAATATTATCCACAATATTTGGGGCATTTAGTTCCTTACCACCAGTAACAGTTTGCTTAATATTTTTCGAAACATCTTGTCCCGAACCTCTAACTGATTGTTGTGAAATCCCAATATCACTAGTTTGTAATATACTAAACATTACAACATTAGCATTCGGATAATTTGAAATATCGATTGGGTATGTCAATAATTTTACACCTTGATTTGATTGGTCATCTGTTTGTGTCCCATCAACTTTTTTAGGAGTAGCTGATTTTTTTTTAAGTTTATTCAGTCTATCTTGTTCTTTAAAAAATGGGTCATTAGTATTCCCAAAATTTGGATTATTAGGTTGCGCCTGAAAAAATGGGTCATTAGTATTCCCAAAATTTGGCTTATTTGGTTGTGGTTCAAAAAATGGATCACTCATTTTAATTTCCTTTAAAATTTTAATATAAATACTTGTATACTACTATTTATATGGAAAAATTCTATGGCATATCGTGGCAAATATAAGGTGAAAAACCTTGCAAAATATGTTGGCGATCCTTCTAAAGTACGCTTCCTTTCATTATGGGAATATGCAGTTTGTAAGCATTTTGATAATTCTCCCGAAGTATTGCGCTGGAATAGTGAAGATGTTCACGTAAGATACGCAAATGCTGCGGAAAATGGTAAGATGCGTACTTATATGGTAGATTTTTATGTAGAAATGACAAATGGTAAAAAATATTTAATAGAAGTAAAACCTTTTAAGCAAACACAAGCACCAAAACAGAGAAAGAAAATTACAAAAGGATATTTGGCAGAATGTTATACATATGCCATGAACCTGTCAAAATGGGATGCGGCAAGAAAACTTGCAGAATTAAATGGAATAGAATTTTTATTATGGACTGAGAATGAATTACATAGATTGGGGATAAAAACGTTATGACACAAAAAATTAATATTTTTGATACCATATCCAATGATACGGGAAGCCGCATCAAAAGTTTTGAATGGTATATGAGAAAAATAGAAGAACTTCGTGGAAGAGGGTTAATTACTAAAAATAAATTAATCCAATATGACGAAATGATAACAAGTCGCATTGACATCGGCTCTATGTTCCTGATGGTGTACGCCAACCCAAAATATAAGCAGACGCTTCCATTTTTTGATGCGTTCCCCTTAATTCTCCCCTTCGGTATGGATTCGGCTCATCTTACAGCTTTCAACCTACATTATATTCCAGTAAAGGCGCGGTGGATATTACTAAAACAACTTATGCAGAATAGTGAAATATCAACTGTAAGGAGAGCATCAGAAGATGCAAGATTAGCATTGGATTATAATTTATTAAAAGGTGCGTCGAATTATGACCTATTAAAACCTTGTATACATCAATATTTATACGATAGAATTGGACAATTGAAAGGTGGAATGTTCCTAAAAATACCACCAGCAGAATGGCCTATCGCTTCTCTATTACCAGTACAAGACTTTAGATCAGGTAATAGAGGATATAGCGCAGAACGAGTTTGGAAAGAATCTATGGGAGGAAAATAAAATGGCTTTAACACTTAATACACCTTTTGGGAATGTTGATTTACTTGGTAAGTCTTCAGAACAAACAAATTCCACACAAGGCTTGAGTAAATTTACGGCATTTGTTCGGGAGAATGGATTGGCAACCCATAATAGGTACTTCGTCACATTTGATATACCTAGAGCATTGCAGGCGAAATATTCTCAATTTGGTGGAGTAATATCGCTACTCTGCGCAGGTGGTGAACTACCAGCTGTTAGTTTAGAAGCTCGTGATATTTTTACATTTGGTGCTTTAAAACCTTATGCAACAAATATAAGATTTAACCAAATGTTCCTTTTTTTCTACCTTGATACCGCAATGACTGTAAAAACGTTTTTTGATGACTGGTTTACTTTAATTGTAAATCCGATAGATGGTCTTGTGGCATATAATGATGACTACTCCACTAATGTTCGAATTTTTCAGCTCGATAAAGCAGATGTACCAGTATATGGTGTCCAATTAAATAAAATATGGCCGATATCGACCTATCCGCTTCAAATAACATATCAAGGAAGTGCTTTGCATAGATTACCTATATCTTTTACATATAAGCACTGGAAGAATATGGAAATAAATTATGAAGGGGATAAGTCATCTTTTTGGGGAAATCTTATGAGCAGTTATGGCGTTAGAATGCTCGGTAAAATTGCCCCAGTCATATATGGCATATTAGCATGAGTAAGATGTGTTTTACATGTGGCATTGAAAAAGATGAAAGTGAGTTTCACAAAAATAAAATAAATAAAGATGGATTATGTGGCAAATGTAAAACTTGTGCTATATTATTATCCAAGATACATTATGAGAAAAATAAAGATGAAAAATTAAGAAAATTGCGAGAAGTATATAAGGAAAATCCTGAAAAATATATAGAAAAATCAAAACTATATTATGATGAAAATAAAGATATTATTGCAGAAAAAGAAAGAATAAAATATGCGGAAAATCCTGAAAAATATATAGAAAAATCAAAACTATATACAAAACCAATATGAAAAAAATTTATAGACAACGGCGTAACAGGGAACTGGCTGATCCAGTATATAGGTTAAAGATAAGTATACGAAAATCAATTAGTTCAATATTTTCTAAAAGCCCATATACTAAAAGATCAAAATCATCGGAAATTCTTGGATGTTCCTTTGAAGAATTTAAGATTCATATAGAAAATCAGTTTCTAGATGGTATGTCTTGGGATAATAGACATTTATGGCATCTTGACCATATATTTCCGGTATCACTGGCATTGGATGAAGAACATCTACTCCAACTTAACCATTATACAAATTTTCAACCATTATGGGCAGAAGATAATATAAAGAAAGGCAACAAACTTCCAGAAGAATTTACCATAAATAGTAATATAACAACTTAATAGGACACTACAATGGCACTGCCAAAAATTTCACATTCACTTTACAAAACTACATTACCAAGTAATCCTAAAACTGAAATAATATTTCGCGGATTTCTTGCAAAAGAGGAAAAAATCTTACTAGCAGCACTTCAATCACAATCTCCAGAACAAATGGCTCTAGCACTTGAGCAAATATTAACTAACTGTATAGTTTCAAAAATTAATATTCCAAAATTAATAAGTTGCGATGTCGAGTGGTTGTACCTCTCGATCATAATGAAAAGTTTTGGTGAAGAACTCAACCTTTCTGTATTGTGTTCAGCCTGTAAGGAGGAAGTACCCTATGTTATGCAGCTC